TAAAATACTTTTTATAAAATGTTGCTCGTCTTTGGAAAGTTTTTCAAAAACCTCCCTATCTTTACTCATATCTATTTCATCTGTCGTCCAGAAACAACCCAATTGTTTTTTATACAGAGCATATAAGTCTTGGTGTTGAATAGGAAAAAAAGTATGGCGGTTGTTTTCTTCTAAAAGGATTGGCTCACTCATCAATAAAAAATATTGAGATTTTATTTTTTATAGATTTTGTATTCAATAAAAAATATTGGAAATTATTTTTAGACTCAACGGATTTATAGACTCATAAGACGCTGGACGATTTGTCTTTTATTTTTCAACTTACTAGCGAGTGGAATTTTTCCACCACCATAAAATTCTTTTAATATATCCATTAGTTCTTTTTTGGAAAATCTTGTAGTATCGTATTGAAAAGGACTTCTTGAATTATGGGTGAATTCATATTTTGAATGTTTTACATCACGAATATTATTATAACCGATATAAATATGGTGAATTCTACCATCATCACATTTGATCGTATATCTCAAACGAATATTATTTTTTTCATACATTTTATTCTGAACTGCTCCATATACTTCAATATCCTCATTCAAATCGTAATCCAAACGAGGATTAGCGTAAAGCATAATAATATTTACGAGTTCTTTTGGTAGTTTATCCATAATTGATTATGTTGATAGTGTTAAAAAATATACAAATATTCAAATCAATTTTTTTTTTAATTTTTGTATTTAGCGTTTACCACGATTTTTCTTACCTTTCTTCACTTTTTTCGGTTTTTCTGGTTTTTCTGCTTTTTGATGAGGGGCATTTATTACCCATAAATAATTAATATATTCGTATTTCCATACGTTGTAATCACTTTTACGGATTTTGATTTTTATAAACGGGTGCAAGTTTGGCAATTCTACATATTTTTTTGCGAAATCTTTACTTACAATACATACTAAATCACTAAAACCTTTCATATCTGCTGGGGTAATGGATCCATTATCACATTTGTAAATATTTCCAGTATCTATCCAAGTATAATATTCAACTTTCATATTAATAAGGTTCAAATGGAACATATCACTTGCTTCAATTTGTTCGGTAGTAAGAAAAGACGGCATTTTGTGATGGTTGATGCTGTGGAATAAATTACAAAAATCTAAATCAATTTTTCATTAATTCTTTCTTCACATTATCAGTTAATTTTGTATTACTAAATACCACTTTTACACCAAATTTCCTCTCATAAGTTTTTATTCCCCCTCGCAATGTAGGTTTACTCCATAATATTAAATCGCTCATAGAAGATGGGGCATGTTCGCCTTTTGGATCTTTTTTATGCCTATTTAAATAATTTGTTTTTATTTTGTCTCTTTTTTCTTTATCTGCCTCATAGAACTTATTATTTTTATTATTCATCAAAGTAAAATCCCGATGTGCCGAACTGCCGAAATGATGTATATGATTATGCGACGGCATTAACATCACAAATTTTTTTGCTGGTTTATCACTACGAAATAAATAATATGTATTCTTCATATATTAATTATCAAGAAAAAAATCTTCATAATCTACAAGATCCATATAGATTATGAAAATATATTATCTAATGTTTATTTATAAATATGGCGGGATTCCACACAAAAACATTTTTAAAACATGATGATTATATGACGCCAAAATATGCCTGGGAAAATATACAGCATCTAATACCAAAAAATAAAATAATATGGGAAGCATTTTATGGCGACGGTGAAAGTGGAAAGTATTTAACAGAATTAGGTTTTAATGTTATCCATAAACCAATGGATTTTTTTGAAAATAATTTTGGTGATATTATTGTTAGTAATCCGCCGTTTAGTAAGAGTAAAGAAATAATGAAACGATTATCTGAATTGGATAAACCTTTTATCATTATTTTACCATCTTCTAAAATCAATACTTCTTATTTTAGACAAAATTTTAAAGATAAAGGATTACAAATTATTATACCAAGAAAAAGAATCCATTTTATAAAAAATATTGACGGTACAGTGCCTACAAATTATAAATCATCGTGTAATTTTGATTGCTTTTATTATTGTTATAAGATGAATTTTCATAAGGATATTATATGGTTAGATTAATTTTTAAATAAACTCAATATAATTATCAAAACATCTCCGTTCTTTATCGTTAAATATTATTGGATTTTCATAATTTTTAAGATACGTATATTTTGCTTTGCCGTGATATTCTTTACTTTTCATCGTGTAATCTCGCCAAATAAAATCATTTGGATTTACACCTTTTTTCAAAACAATATCACCTTTTTCAATAAGTTCTTTCGCTGTATTTTGAAAATACTCAAATCTTTCTTTGTAACCTTTTCCATCTGTTTTTTCTCCGCATTTATATATACTATCGTGATTACCGCCTTTGTCTGTACCGCTAGTGTTTTTATCGTATAATAGTGAATTAAAAGACAAAGTGTTATAACCTTTACAAATACAATCAATAGATATAAAATTATCTTCTTGATGCCGATGACTAAAACGAAGTCCAATTTTATTATTCAAAAGCATAGAACTATAACATTTGCTGTTTACAATTATACATGCTCGTTCCATACCCTGAGATATAAAAGGATTAAAGTTATGACTAGCAATTCCAATGTTATCACACCCACTAACATAATCTTCAATCACTTTAAATATTATTGGACTTTCAATAGGATTCTTTTTGCCACGATTAAAATAGTTGTATTTTTTAATATTATCATCAAGAATCCAAACATAATCTTCACCCTTCCAATAATCCATAATATAGTTTCGCATCGGTGTAGAACCCATATTTTGTTCGCTAAAATTATCAGCAACTATAAGTTTACAATAATCTAAATTATACCATTTTTTATATTGTTTTTCTTGTTTTTTTTCAATAAACAAATAATGATTAATCTTCATTTTTGTAAGCAGTTTATGGGTAAAACCATATTTGTTAGATCGGCCAAAACTAACAATATTTATTGGATATTCTGGAGTAATCGTTTTTAATTTTTTTTGTGGTAAATCTACACCTTTCCACTCACCTTTTTTTATTGGATTATAATTGATTGATGTTGATATGCTTTTACCATTTTTTTTGTATATAATATTTTTAAAATTTTCATTTATTATTTTCTTTATTTCATCAACATATTTTTTTTCTGTGAAAATATTACCATGATACATAACCATATCTTTTGAAATATCATTATTAAACTCTATTTGGAAAAATTTAAAATGCCCTAAATAAGAACGGTCTTTTTGAGGTTTTTTTACGGGCACTTTTCCAAATAATTCAGTCCATAGAGAACAGTCCTCTTCGTTGATACGACATCTAAACGCTACTATATCTTTACGTTTTTTGAATTTAGTTAGAGTGATTTCATCATTTTTGTAAATCGCGGAGTTTTGGACGTTTTCCATACTATACTATATAAATATATAATAATTTTTTTAAATCAATTTTATTTTAATTAAAAAAAATTATTTTGAGTAAATGGCCGATGGGGGATGGATAGATAGTCCCTACTTTGTGGATTTGGGGAGGATTAGGGAGGATTGAAATTTATCCTCCCTATTTATCCTCCCTACCTTTTTGACTCCATTTACAGTAACAGAATATATTACCTTTTAAATATTATGGTCTTAAAATATTATAGGGAGGATAAATTTCAAAACATTTTTAGAATAACATAAAAAAAATTTTATAAAATTTTTTTATGTTTGTTCTAAGAAAGTTTATTCTGAGTCACTCCCCTCCCTATCCTCCCTACTCTCTATCTATCCTCCCCCCCGCCATTTACTTCTTCGCTATTTAAACTATCTATCGTATCAAAATCTTCCTCTTCCATATCAACATACACACCTTCTTCGTCTAAAGCGTCCCAATCAAATATAGCACATATCACGCCATTTGTCTTTTTTATTTGAATATGCTTCGTAGTATTTCCAACAGCAACCTTTATCTGGATCAAGAACTTACGTTTTTCCATTGTATATGATTGCCTTGTTTGTTGGCACCAACTCTTATAATTATCATACAAATCTAGAGTTTTAAACTTTTCTATTTCTCCATATTTTTTATGATTATTAACAAAATATTCAATCCAGCATTCTTCTTGTGGGCGGGATATATCTTTGAGATATTCCATATATTCCGTTTCTTTTATCATGTGATATTGGAAATTTTCTGGTGGTTCTAAATTTATGAAATAATCATACATAGATTTTAGAGCATTTTTGTCTTTTAAATAACCCCAACCCTGATTGAAATATTCACTATTACCAATTTTATCAGGTGATGTATGTATAATTAAATATCTACGATTATCACTCTCAATAGGTATAGGTTCGGCATAATTTGAAGCGCCAATAAATCTATGAAAACTATCAATTTGATATTCTCCTTTATTTTTTTCATTAATAGTGACTTTACCAGATGTAGCAATTGCTTTAATTTGGCCTGTATATTCTTGAGTGTTTTTTCTGCCAAACTCGGATAAATGGATTAAATATGCTGACTTCATAAATGGGTTAAAATTGCCCCAAATATTTTTTTCTGGTGTTGATGTTTCAAACTTTTTTTTTTCGCCCATCATTTTTTCAATCCACGCAAAAAACATATCTTTGCCTGCTCCTTGCTTGCCAATAAAGATGGGCACAAATGATTTATTTTTGGGATATTTAAAAGCGTGTGAAATCCATAATTCCATTGTTTTCGCAACTGCCTCATCATAATTACATAAAACTAAAATATGATGTTTCATATACTCAACTGCTTTAATATCTTGAAACCAGTCATCGGCCCAATTTTCAATATCCCATTTCGTCCATAAATTAAAATTGTCTTTTTTATCGTATGTTGGATCTGTAATAATTTGATTGAAAATAACATCTTTTGTAATATATTCATTTAACCATTTATTCACAACAGCACAATTCTCGCCTTTCTCATTTGTATATCTAATATGCTCTACAGATTGAATAAAAGCATCTTTTTTGTAAAATTCATAAGTGCCGTCTTCTAACTGGAATCCATATAATGCTGGACTAATAATTTTTATTGGATTAAAAGTTTTAATAAATAAATCCATACGAGTTTCAACACTATCAATATTGCCTAACAATTTGTCTAAATCTAAAACATAGGCACTATCATCAATCTCGGTAATAATCGGTTTTTTTGTAATTTCAAAATAATCACCGTATTTTAATTTTATGACTTGATTGAGTTGGGCCAATAATTCATCGTTTCCATCATATACCATTAACCCATCAAACATTAATGAAAATATTTCCAAATCTTGGTTTTGAATAAAAGATACAAATTTATCAATAATTTCAGATTCTATTTTACATAAAACACGATTTACAAAACTGCTATTTTGGTTATTTTTGTCTTGTTTTATTTTTTCTGTATCTTGTAAAATCTTTTTATAATCTTTAATTTTTTTCAGTTCATCACGAATAAATAACATTTCTTCTTGATATTCAATCAACCACTCATTTTTGCTGAATAATAGATCATCACAATTTGTAGCAGTCAATATTAATTTTTTAACATCTTTGCCCTCGTAAAGTTCTTTTTGAAAATTATTTTGAATAACATCATCACGATAAAAGACAAATTGTTTTAAAATTTGTTTTTCAGTATGTATCTTATGTTTAACACATAAATAATATAATATTGTAGGGTGTGCGTTTTTAATATCGTAATCAGAAATATTAGATTCTGATAATAAATAGTTACGAATATTTCTTGGAATATTTTGAATCCCAAATGAGTATTTCCGCCCATAATTAGTAAACTTTGCGTAATTGTATTTTATTTGTAATTCGCCATTATTTATCAATATTTGTTCTAAAAACTTTATGACTTGTTTTTTATTTTCTTCTTGTGATTTCTTATCATAGAAGGTATCAATATTTTCTAAAGTATATCCTACTTTTTTTAAATCATAAAACTCTCTAAAGGCCATTATATATATATATAACAAATAAATTTTAAATTCAATTTTAAAATAATTAATTAAAAAATAATTAATTAAAAATGATTAATTATTTTCCTAAATTTTTATATAATTCATAAATATTCGCCATTCGTATTCTAATCTTAATTCTAATCTTTTAAAATCAACTTCTTTTCTTAATTCAATAGCATCAAACACCCATCTTAATCTATTTTCTTCGTGGAAGGCATCTTCGCCGTCAAACCATTCTGATAAGAATTTTATCTCCTTCAAAAATGGATATAATGGGCGCTGATACATGATAATATCGTTTTGTAATTGTAGCGGTAAAGAATCCATTTATATATGCTAAATATATTTATTCAACAAAGGCGGTGGCAGCACCCTCCGCATTGCCAGAGGTGACCGCTTTGGCACCTTTAACAAGTTGTTTTCCGCCACGTTTAACTGCTTTGGCCCCTTTGTGCGCTTGTTTGGCCGCTTGTTTGCCACTCTTGTATGCTTTCGCCGCAAATTTCTCGGCCTCGGCAATATTTCCTTTCTTCGCCGCTTTCTGCGCTTTTTTGATTTGTCTGGCAGCGCGCTTTGCTTTATGTCCCGCGCGACCACCGTGAGTAACTGCTTTATTCACATTTTGTAAAAAGTTCGCCATTTATTTTTATATATTATATCAATAAAAATATTAATTGTGGTTTTCATTTTCATCATCAATAAACTCCAATTTGTTAAAGTTTCTATAAAATTCAAAATCAGCATTTTTTCTTAAACTCGTATCAATTAACAAAAAATCATATCTGGATTTATATGCGGCACTCATAATCTCGTCTGCTTGTTTCTTCGGCATCAACATATACTCTTCTTGAATCGTATTTATTTCTTTATTCGTTTTGGGTTTGAATAAAAATATCATATTAGCATTACTACGTAAACTCGGCGATAGATCTGTTGCTTTGTGCCCTACGATCCAAATGCTTAAATTTTTATGCCGACGATTTTTAATTATTTGATTTAATGTTTTTTCATTTTCTCGTGTCCGTAATTGACTAGATACATCGTCTAAGATTAATAAATTATGTTTATCATCATCTACGGCATCGTCACTAACGGCATCAACTAAATCAAAAACATCTTCATTTAATTCTTCAAATTTTTGCTCGTCGGAAATTTTTTCTAAAGGTGATTCAGTAATTGTATGCGCTGATGGCGAAACAAAAATAACTTTATCAAACATCTTACGATATGAAAGTTTAGATTTTTTGTCTTTAGTTATTTTACTAGATCTCAATAAATTTACTAAAAGATTTGTTTTGCCACTACCACTTGCGCCACTAATAATATAAAAATGTGATGTCGCCATGAGAGGTTGCGCGATACTGCGCCCCTTATTATCTTTAATACATTTATCACACGCCATTCCAACTTTATTTATTTGTAAATCATTATTAGGAATTTCGTGTATTTTCATTTATATTAATAAAAGAAAATATGATTACACGAACATCATTTGTTGAACTTGCGGTTTTTGTGGTACTACAACTGGTTCAGTCTTTTCTTCTGCTTTAATTTCAGTTTTAACTTTTCTTTTATATTGCCTTTTTGCTTTAGGTTGTTGTGCCGCCATCATTGCTTTATACTGTTTCATCGTCATTGGTTTATCATCTTCATCTTCTAATGTAGGCGAAGAAACTGGTGTCGGTGCTGGTGTCGGTGCCGGTGTCGGTGCTGGTGTGGGTTTTTCTTTTTTCGCCTTTCTCGCCGCCGCCATATCACGTAATCTCTGATCGTTTGCTAATTGTTTCGCACTCCGTTCTTTCTTCGGTTTAGTTTTTTTTGGAGGCGCTTCAATTACATCTTCTTCTTCAGATGACGAATCTTCTATTAATACTATCGCCTCTTTTTCGGATAATTTCTCAATCGGTTTTCTCACCAACGTTTTTTTCTTTGCCATATATATAGATGGAAGAAAATAAATATATGAAAAATCCAGAAACAATTGAAGAATTTGAATCCTTAAATAAATTTTGTGAAGATGTTGTAAATGAAAAAATTTATCATGAGAGAGATTGGACTCCAGAAGAAGTTGCCCTATTTGTAAATCAATTTAACGATTTTCAGCAAGAGGAAGAAATTGTAGATATGAATAAACTAGATCCTAATTTTGTGCCACTACATGAATTTAAAAAAAAATATTCTGGTTTTGACGATAATGTGATTGAAATGCTTTGCGAATGCGAGAATAAAAAATTAGAAGATGCCCGTATTCCCCCATTAACGATACGCAATGAAAATATAACATTAACTGATAATTTATCTAACATTAAATATATAGATGGCAAGGAAAATAGTAAATCAAAAACAAAATGTAACCCAGATAGTCAAAGTAGTTTTAGGGGACATAACAAAAAAGAAGAAGAAGAAGAGGAAACGGAATGTATCGTCTAAAACATTTACGGCATTAGAAAGGGCGCGCAATCCACAACCGTACCAAGTGCCATTATATATGCCACCATTTCCGCAAGTAATGCCTTCAAAAAGAACTGATGATAGTGTTAAAATAGCAAATGCTTTAAGAAATTATGCTAATGTTTCACGTGCTGAAATAAAAAGATTGCGTGGTGATTTAACAGCATATCGGCAAGAAGCACAAACTAATTTTAAACAAAATGTAGCGTTTCCTCGCGCTACTGTGAACGTTGGAGATGATCCGGCAGATATTCCAATTCCTACGACTGCGAATGCGCCAGATGCGGAAGATACAAACAGCGTGGTAAGCAGTGCGCCATCAACGGCATCTGTAAGTGGTATGTCTACAATTGCCACTGATAGTCCTAGTTCTCAATCTGACTTCAATAATGAATTAAGTGAAATGTCTGATAATCAACGTGCTTTTAATGCTGGAGTACAAAGAGCGCAAACATTAATAGAGCAAATGAATAACGCGATGAGTGGCAGTCAAAGTGATACTTCAATAGGTGCTGAAACATTAATGGATTTAGCGGGGCAAGGTGCTGGTAGATTAACTGAACCAGAAGGCATTACGACAGATACGGATGCCAGTAAAAGAGTTTCATTCAATCCAAAATTAGATGAGTTCATGGATTTAACAGACATTGAAGAAACGCGAGGCATTGAGATTGAACCTCGTGCTTCTAGAACACAGAGGAAACAGCGCAGGGCAAATAAAACTATGAAAGATATACGCGCGGAATTAAAACGTGCTGGTGTTAGAAATTACTCACATTTAAATCAAGTTGAATTACACGCATTCGCAATTCAGAATGGAATTGAAATAAAACGATAAATAAATATTTTACTAATATATATGAGTAAACTATTTATTATAATAATGTACTCAGACTATGAACGTACGAGAATTGGTTACTGTGGTTTATTTCCAAATAAACAAGAGATTTTAAGAAGATTACCAATTCTCAATTATAACGATTTGATATTTAAGACAAAAAAATATAAAACTTGTAAATCATTATTTGATTGTATAGAGGTACCAGCACATAAAAAATATTTATTTAATTCTTACCATTTAACACGTGATAAAAAAATTACCCCTCTATATTAACTTCTTGCTTGACTTCTTGTTCTTGCTCTGATTTAATAATATCACTAGGTGCTTTAATATTGGTAACATCATATTCTGATAAAAGAGTAGCAATATTTGTGCCACGATTGTTACTGACTTTTCGCAACATATCGTAAGAACCTTTATTATCAATGTGCTTTAATACTGCTTTCATTATTTGCCCTTCATTTAAACCAAGCACGACAAATTTTTTAATATATGAACCAATTGAAGCATTAGATATATTCTCACCATTCTTACGGATAAAGAGTTGCTTTTTATTATTATCGCCTAATTCTTCTCTTACCATATCAATAAACTTTTTAACTAAAATAATATTTTTCTTTTGGCCGTATTTTTTTGAAGTCTTATAAACATTACGAATATAAATTGCTTTACCTGTGCCCGCTGGAATAATAATATGATTTCTCGTTTTGTCTAATTTCTCAATCTCTACTTTATGATTATCATTAGATCTATGTAAATCAATCATAGCGACATCTTGATTACGTGTATTAACTTTTAACATTAGGAAACTCGTAATATATTTTTTAGGATTAGTTTCTTTTTTTATAGCATTATTAATTTCTTCAAATGATGGCAGTGATTTATCTAAATTACCATTTTTTTTAATTTGTAATTCTCGTTTATCTTCTCTAATTTGCTTATCAACGGCATCTATTTTATCTTTATTTTTTTCATAATCGTAAATTTTTTTAACAATAACAAAAACTGAGTGCCTTGTTGAAGGATTTTCAACGGATTTAATTTTATCTAAAACATTATCAATATTTAATTTCTTAATTGGTTTACGTTTATCAGTTAAATTTAAAAGTTTTCTCAATCTCTTATACGAATTTTCGTAAGATTTTGAGGTGCTTTCGCCTAGATTTACTAAAATAGATTTTAACTCTTTTTCCATTTTATATTATATATATATAAAAAATTATAGTTTTTAATAAATTACTAAATTAATCCTAATAAATTATTGTTTAAATACCTAAAAATAATTTATTAAGTATAGAAAAAGTTAAATATAAAGATATAATTTAAATTATATATTAATAATATCATTTTTTATTAATTAATTAATTATTTTTGGGTATTTTTTATTGTTTTTAAATCATTTTTGTTATTAATAAATTATTTTTATTTATTTGTTAATAACATTCACACACAACATTTTTCAAAATATTTCTTTCTTGATTTTTGAGATGCTCCAAAGTAACAGAAAGTTCTTGAAGCATCTTTTTCTTAAACCATTTGGGAGTATGACGATACTTCCTCCTCTTGGGTAGATTTACTTCAACCGTTACTTTCATCGTAAGAGTTTTTTTGCTGCCCGAGAAAAAAGAACGAATATCCATCGTGAAGGTAAGGTATGAATGCCGAACCAGATATGAAGGCAAGGTAAGGTATAAACGCCGAGATATACTTGGTGCCGACCCCGTCGCTTTTTCTGCCCACTTACAGAGAGTCAGTTCGCCACCCATTACACCGTCTTTAACCGTATCTATTGACCCGCTCTATGCCTTCTCAACCACATCGGCGTCGTGACCTCGTCCGCGAGGATATATTTTATTTTGTCTTTTTTTTTCAACATTCAATATAAATTTATAAAGTCTTGCTGTTGCCCATTGTTCCTCACTTGATACTCCTTTACGTACAGACGATGGATTTGTTTTGTAGGCACCAACACCACGATTGTATACATCATTTATTAATTCTTTTTTAATTTTAAAATATTTTGAGAGTGTTGATTTTTTCCTATCTGGTATTTTATCCCCATATATTTTTTCAAATTCTATAGTATATTTTGATCTCCTCATATTATATATAAAAGACAAAAATATTAAACTATTATTTGTTCTTCTAAAATTGCCACTTTTGTTTCCAATGTTTCTATTTTGATAATTGCCTCTTGCAATGCTTTCCATAAATACGGCGTGAAATTACTGTAGTCCAACATGTGTGGCCGTATCCGTTCTTCACTTTCCATAGGATAGGCACAATAACCGTCTTCATCAAACGTATTTAATGAATTGTCGCAATCATAATAACCATCTCTTGGTCGTAAACATTTGAATTCGGCAATACTATAAATCTCTTGTGCTATAAAACCACAATCATAATAATCTTCCTCAATCCATCTAAAACTTTTTGGTTTTGCTGTTTTAATTAATTCCCAGCAACTCTCCATATCTGTTATATCTTCTTTTAATCTTTCATCAGAGCCAGTCCTATATCTTACATTTGAAGAACCATTGCCCTCAATACGACCACGTGCGCCATCATTTGTGTTTCTGAAATGAATACATACATTATTATTTGTACTTGCTTTCATACTGATTCCGTCACGCAATTTTCCATGATCTCGGCAATTAATTTGTATAGCACCATTAGCATTTGTATAACCATTATTGGTAGTATTGCCACAATCCATCAATAACATACCCTGCCGAATTCTTAAGGCCGCGTCTGTTGAATTATTATTAGATACATTTTGTGCCGTATCTATTTTTAATTGATCTACGACTATTTCACCAGCATCAGTTATATTACTTTGTTTGCCATCTAATTGATTTTGAATATTACCGTCTAGACCATTTAAATATCCGTATTCAGTATTGCTTATATTATTATTACTGCCAATATGACTAGCATTTACACGATTGCTAGAAGTAATTGTAGGTTGTTTGCCATTTAATTGATTTTGAATATTACTGGATACAGTGGCTAAAAACCCGTATTCTTGATTAGATACACTATTATTATCGCCAATATGACTAGCATTTATACGATTACTAGCACTAATTGTAGGTTGTTTGCCATCTAATTGATCTTGAATATTACTGGATACAGTATCTAAAAATCCGAATTCTTCATCAGTTATTCCGCCATTGCCAATAAAAGTTGCGCTCAAAAGATTACCCGCGCCAATTGTATCTTGTTTGCCACTTAATGCGGTAAAAACTCCACCACTCGTTATTAAAGCGGCCGAACCATTTGCTGGAGAGGTTGTATTATTTATAGATAATAATATTGGATTTTCGCCAAATTGGATAAGTTCTCTTACAGTTTTCACGAGGGGCAGAGATACATCATATAATTTTGCTTTACTATCTATTTGATTTTGAATAGTTCCCAGCGAATTTGTAAAACCAGTAAGAGAACCAAACTCTGATTTAGTAATTATTACACTAGTTTCGTCATCTTCGGCATCAATGAAATTAGGATTTAAAAGATTAGTTGATGATAATACATCTTGTTTCCCCGCTATTGCTGATGCGTTTGTTTGTATATTACTCGTTGCTGTTTGTAGTTCTGTATTTGTTAGATTGGTTATAGTAGCATTTTCAATCGTAGCATCTGCGACATTTACTTTATCCAAAGAATTACTATTTTTTACATTCTTTTCGTTAAAAGTATTTTGATTAAACAATGTCTTACTCATTTATATTATATCTACATATATTAATATCATGGATCAAGATTATACAAAATATTCTCTAGAAGGCGCTTGTAGTTTTTTTATTATGATTTTAGCATATAGGTTATATAAAATGAAGTGCCACACTTCTTCTAAATGTTGCGACGACAACATTCAAGCAGATTTTCGTAATAGTATGAGCGAGGGCGACATAGAAGGTGTTACGATTCAATCGTGATTATTTTGAGATTCCGTCATTTCTAAAATTGTTTCGCCAGATAAAGGTTGCCGTTCACAGTCAATAATGCCCCAACATAATTTTATATTTTTACATCGTGATTGTTCTGCTGTTTTACAAAAAGAAATAACAAAACCTATAATCATACCACATAAAGCAAGAAGGCCCGTTTCTGTTAAACTCACGCAACTCATATATATTTACTTTTTATTTTTGTTTCAATAATATACATACTTAATATATTATTGAAAAATTATTTATAGACTGATTTAAACAGCAATCGCCCAGGTAAGAGTGTTAAGATCCAGACTCGCCATGATAGTGTGTTCGCCAAAAATATTAATAACGTGGGCAGCGGTAGGTGAGTCAGTGTATTCAAATGTGGCCTGTACGACTTGCCCGATGCAGTTGACTCCTGCCACTAAGCCAAGCGAACCCTCGCCACCAGCAACTCTTTGCGACTCTAAATCAAGATCTATGGCATAAGTGCCTGTGTTGGCAGAATTACTACCATCTGGTTCTTCGGCCCCAAAACCAGCGCCAACTTGAACCGAACTATCGTGGCCCCAAGTACAAAGGGCACGTTGAGAGATAAGGGCCTCAGCAAGGACTTCCGAACCAGCACCTGTATCAAGCGCGAGGCCAGTTTCTTGAATATCGCGCATTGGATATTTCACACCGCCAATAGTTACGAAAAAGCGATTTAATTTCAATCTTGACCTATTACCGACATTGTGCCCCGTAACAGTTGTGGCCGCACGTTGCTGGGCAACAAGTATACGATTTAATGAAGACATGCTATAACCAAGAGTGGCAACGGCCGCAGTATCAGTGGCAGCAAGGGCAGTCTGGTGGTGCTGGTACGAAGGCATAGCAATACGGAACTGGCCACCAGAGGCGGCCGCTACTTGCGACATAACGTCCGAGCCAAGTTCCAAATTATACATTACTAACGAAGCATTGCTAATCTTAATATCAGAATCTAAAACACCAGCATCAGCAATGAGAGAATGAGCGGCAGTATCTAATTCAATACGAATGCGAAGTCTGTCGCGACCAATCAACGGCCAATATTTATTCGCCATAAGAGGAGTAAGGACGAGAGGAAAGCAGACTTTACGAGTGCCACCCGAAACGACCGTATGCCCTTGATGAGTGCCACCAGCACCGAAAAGGCGCATACCAGCATTGTTACGGAAACTAATTGAGGTATCTAAAGTAAGCATTATTTCATACAACACATTCCAGTTATCGCATGAAAATAAAGTTTGCCCGCCCAATTCAAGCACAATTCGGCGAATGCACGAAGGAAATCCGCCACCTTCAAAATGAAGGTCAGCACCATCATTATTGGCGAAATCTAATTTAATATACGAAGATTGAAAGTCAGCGAATGTGTTGTTAAGATTTGCTGGCACATCAAAAATTATAGTTTGATTCATAGCGAATTCAGAGCCATTTGAAGGCACAATTTCATTTCTAATAGCACGAGAACTTGTGGCCCTCGGCGGGATTGCGTTGTAGTTAAGTTTCTGAGTAGTAGCGGCCATATTATATATTAAACAAAGATAAAAAAAAATTTCATTTATATTTTTATTTTTGTTCTAAAAACTATATGGTTGAGGAAATGCCGAAGTGAAAGCATTATCTTTATTTTCCTTTATAAGAGCAGGTTTAGATAAATAATCAAACTTTAATGTTACATAGCCATTTGTTACTAGTTTCTTTGATTTATCTTGCCCGAATGTTTCTAAAGTAATTTGTGGTGGGCGAGGAGGTGTTAAATATGCTATATTATTTGTAATTAATTTATGTTTATAATCTGTTGCGTTATTCTGATTTACGAAATGCCCTAATGGCGGTAGTAAAGAATTATTGGGCGATGAATTATTCAAAATGTTTTTTATTCCTACTAAAATATGATCGTTTGAATTTTTTATTACACCACCATCAACCAGAGAAACTAACGCATAATCGCCACGTGAATTATTCATATAAGCAGTATCTGGAATATTAAAAGTCAACAAACTCACGCCATCACTCACGCCATCAGCAAAGTATAAAGTTATGTAATCACAAATGCTACTTTTTGAATAGTCCATATATACTACCTCTTTATTTTATTTTTTAAAAATTACTAACTTGAGGAAATGCTGGAGTAAAAGCATTAACTGTATTTTCTTCTGTAACTGCGGGTTTAGATAAATAATCAAATCGCAATGTTACATAACCTTCAGTAATTAATTTTTTGTCTTTATCTTGATCTACTGTTTCTAAAACAATCTGTTTTGGCCGTGGAGGCATTAAATATTTTATATCATTCACGACGTACATGTGTTTATGAGATGAGGCGTTAGTAACATTTGCGAAATGCCCGATTGGTGCTGGTACAGAGGCATTAGAAGTTGTATTATTTAAAACATTTTTGATTGTTACTAATATATGATCTCCATTATTAGTTTTTTTCATGGCACCATCGGCCATATTTACTAAAGCAAAATCTCCACGTATATTATTAATATAAGCAGAATCTGGTATATTAAAAGTTAATGTGCTTACACCATCACTAACCGCGTCAGCAAAAAAAAGAGTTATATAATCACAAATACTACTGGTTGCGTAATCCATTATATATATTTATCATATATAAAAAATCTATCGTGTTATTTTTTCTATACCTTCGTTTCTATTATTGTGCGTCCCCATCATTTTTGGGTTATGTAAATTAGTGCCAGAGAGAAACGATAATTTGCCTCCGTTTTTAATTCCGTGTATTCCTTTCTTGGCCGCTTTTATGCCGAACTTCGTTAACTTTTTTGTTTTTCTACCAAATACAACTGCCATTATATATTTACTCATCATTTTTTTTTTCTTCATCTTTATTTTTCATTTCATATTTATCTTTGATTTCCTTCAATAAAGAAGTTCTTGTGATTGATTCTCGTTGTTTTACAAAATGAATTGTTAAAGTCAAATTATAATCTATCTCATTTAATTCTAAAAGTTTACCTTCTTGATCTGTTAATTCTAAATCTATATATGATACTGTATTTTCATTGATTAAATAATATAATACCTCAGGTGGTGTATAAAAAATATAACCGCCGTAATTTGTGTTATTAACTATACTAGCAATAATATTTGATGTCTGCCCTCTTGAATCTAAATTATTCATAGTCACGTTACGAATTTTTATATAAATATTTGTTACACCGCCTAAATCACAAATACCTGCCCCTGAAAAATTTGTTACGAAATTAGACATTGGCACTTGACTTTTAATTCCCAATTGGCGACTTAATGTAGATTCTGTAATTTTTGATGGACTCGCAAAAACTATATTTAATTTATTGTTATCATTAAAACTACAATCAGTTATTTCACTTAATTCTTTTAGTGCTTTAGATAAACTATTAGTATCATAATTGCCTACTGGAATTGTACGAACATTAGTACTACCACCGGCAACGGCAATTGTTATACTATTGGTATTTTCTGAAACATTAAACATGGAGTTTGGCAAAGTCAAATTTGTTAAACCTATAATTATTCTTGTGCCTGCTGGCGCTTTAATATTTTCTTTTAAATAAAAAATCTTTTCTGAATCTGTGATAGAAAGTGCCGCGTCGTTGGAATGTAAAAAAATGGATTGCGACCCTAAATCAGTATCGTTAAGATTATGGTTAGGCATTTATATTATTATGATATATTTATTTTTGGAAGTGTTTAAATGGCCGGTGGGGGTTGGATAGATAGTTGATATTGGGCTCTATATTGGGGAGTATAGGGAGGGGAGTGACTCAGAATAAACTTTCTTAGAACATACATAAAAATATTTTATGAAATTTTTTTTATGTTATTATAAAAATGTTTTGATTATTATCCTCCCTATAATATTTTAAGACCATAATATTTTAAAGGTAATATATTTTGTTACTGTAAATGGAGTCACGGAGGTAGGGAGGATAATTAGGGAGTATAATTTCAAACCTCCCCAAGTAGGGACTATCTATCTTCCCCCACCCGCCATTTATACCGTTTGTTCTTTATTTTGAGGATTGAAAAATTTATCACTATTATCAAATGTATAAGCATAAGGATTTTGCGGAAGAGGGTGGAATCCTTCCGCATTTTGTTCTGGATATTCTTTTGGATTTGCTCCTTGCGTATTAAATGGCTCTAGAGTTGGATCATACGCATGTGGTAATACACTATCTAAATAAACTTGTTCGCCGTCACCGTCTGCCTCGTAAAACGACGGGTCAGAAACGTCTTCAAAATCAACATCTTCGTTTACACCGTAGGCACCTTCAAATGTTTCACTCATTATAAATTAGACAAATATTTTTAAAAGTCTTGTTTTGTATTTTTCTTCATTTAAAAAAAAAATTGATTCTAAATCTCGGCAACATCTCTAACAGCATCAACAGCATAATATGACGACTTTTACGGATTTCTACACACAAAATGCCGAGGCGTTTGCTCTTATCAGCAAAATAAGACTACCCGAAGATTTTAATCCAAAAAAAAAATATTATTTTGACGATTTGGTAATGAGTAATATACTATCATTCATTCCAAAATATCCAAAAAAAGCAATAAGGAGTAGTCATTTTAGAGTTGGTATATTTGAAGAACTTAGCACACTAGGAGAACACGAAAATAGAGAAACTTACAACATTTATGTTATAAAAAAAATTACATCTAAAATGATTAAGTTTCGCCATCTTAACCAACGAGATGAGCGGTTGGTTTCTTATCAAAAAAAAAAAAAAAAAAAAGAAACGAACGTGGTAATTTTGATTATGTGGAGGTAGAAGACTCAATTGGTAATAAATTTTGTATTAACGCTAAAAAATTAATACCTATACGTAATCAAACTTACGATAATATATTGACTGGAAAGTGGTTTGTCGGAAGGAATGATGATACTGTTGAAAGCATTGAAGGAATAAAGTTGGCTAAAAAATATCTAAACTCATAGAAAAATCATCATCACTTTTAGTCTTTGTAGCAAGAGCATAATCGCTCACACGCTTTTCAAAAAAATTAGTTTTACCTTCTATTGAAATACTTTCCATAAAATCAAATGGATTATTTGTATTAAATATTTTTTTAATTTCTAGTTGAGTACATAATCTGTCCGCAACAAACTCAATATAATCACTCATCATCTTTTCATTCATGCCTAACAATCTACACGGTAACGCTTCACAAATAAAATGTTTCTCAATTTCTACCGCCTCTTTTATAATTTCTTTTATTT